TTTAGCTTACTCGGTTGTGACGTTTCAGGTCTTGAGATTAGGGTTGTGTCTCATTATCTTGCAACCTTTGATGGCGGTGATTATGCTAAAACTGTTGTTGAAGGAGATGTACACGAGGCTAACAGAGTGGCTACTAACCTCCCTACTAGAGATCAAGCTAAAACTTTTATTTACGGATTACTTTATGGTGCTGGAGATGCCAAACTGGGACAAATTGTTGGAAAGGATGCAAGAGAAGGTAAGAAACTTAAGGACTTATTTTTTAAGAAGGTTCCAGCATTCAAAAAACTAAGACAAAAGGTATTCAGCAAAGCTGAAAGAGGATTCCTATTCGGACTTGATGGTAGAAAAGTACCAGTCAGGTCAGTACACTCCTCACTTAATTCACTATGCCAATCCGCAGGTGCTATTATATGTAAGAAGTGGGTGGTAGAGTTTCACAAAAACATGGAGGAAGAGGGATTTAAAGAGGGACAGGACTATGAACAGGTTGCATTTGTTCATGATGAGATTCAAGTTCTTGTTAGAAAAGGTATTGAAGATGATGTAGGTAAAATAGCTATTGACTCAATAACTAAAGCAGGAAAACTTTTAAGTTTGAAAGTACCACTAACAGGAGAGTATAACTTTGGCTCTAACTGGGCTGAAACACACTAAAATAAGGGGAATATGAAATTACTTATAGACGGAGACATCTTAGTATACAAAAGTTGTCTTGTTGTTGAAAAAGAAGTTGACTGGGGTGATGATGTTTGGACATTACATTGTGATTTCAAGGATGTAAAGAGACTTATCGACAAAGAAATAAAGGAGTTACAAGAGAAAGCAGAGGCAGACTCAGTTATGGTATGCTTGAGTTCACACTTAAACTTTAGGAAAGACATTAATCCAGAGTACAAATCTAAAAGGGTAGGCACAAGAAAACCTGTGTGCTACTTACCTTCTAGAGAATACATATCAGAAAAGTATGATTCTACTATGTCTAAGTGGTTGGAAGCAGACGATCTTCTTGGAATCTTGTGTACTCAGAGTCCTGAAGACACTTGCATAGTATCAGCAGACAAAGACCTACTCACAATTCCCGGTAAGCATTGGGACTTCCAAACGGAGCAGATATTTGACTTAAGTGAGAGTATGGCAGAGAGAAACTTTTTGATACAAACACTAACAGGAGACTCTGTAGATGGATACTCTGGGTGTAGTGGAATAGGAAAGGTTTCTGCTTCAAGAATAATGGATGATATAGATAAGAAGGAAAAGAACAGATGGGCAGGAGTACTAAAGACCTACAAGGAAAAAGGATACTCTAAAGAAGATGTTATTACTCAAGCTCGGATGGCATATATACTACAAAGGGAACAGTTTAATGGAATAGACAAGTACCCTTCACTTTGGAAACCACAAACAGGGGAATGAAATGAGTAACTATGACTTAGATGAGATAGAAAGAAAGAGATCACAGAAACAGAAGGAACAATGGAGAGAATATGTTGATTCTAGTTTAAAACATCCACTAGATAATAGGTATAGCTCTCAAGAAGGGTTTGGGAGAGATGATCAAGACAATATAAAAAATATCCTTAGATCTTCTAAGCCCTGTCAGCAATGGGATGCACAGACACAAAGTTATGTAGAAGTAGGTGACGATCAAGAGAACATACGAAGGATTCATGAGGATGAGGAAGTAACTAATCCTAAACATTATGATAGGGTAGGGTTTGGAATACAACCACTTGATTACATAACTGCTAATGAACTAGACTTCCTAGAGGGAAATATAATTAAATATGTATCACGATACCCACATAAAGGTGGAGTAAATGATCTACTAAAAGCAAGAACATACTTAGAAAAACTAATTGAACGAGAGGTGGAAAAATCATGAGTAACACATTACCGACACAGTACCAGCAATACATTCACCTCTCTAGGTACTCACGATGGGACTACGATAATAAACGAAGAGAGACATGGGAAGAAACAGTAGACAGGTACTTCAAGTTCTTTAGAGGACATCTCAAAGAGAACTGTGGTTACACAGTAGGTAAGAAGTTGGAGAGTGTACTAAAGAATGCAGTACTTTCCCTCCAAATTATGCCATCAATGAGATGTTTAATGACCGCAGGAGAAGCACTAGAGAAAGAGAATGTAGCAGGTTACAACTGTGCGTACCTACCTATTGACTCCCAAAGATCATTTGATGAGGTACTCTATGTACTCATGAATGGTACTGGTGTAGGTTTTTCAGTTGAGTATAAGTACACTAGCTTGTTACCATTTGTACCTGAGACACTACATGAGACTGACACAGTTATAGTTGTTAGAGACTCTAAGTTAGGGTGGGCTAAAGCATTCCGAGAACTAATCTCACTTCTTTACTCAGGTTTGATACCTAAGTGGGATGTGAGTGGAGTAAGAGAAGCAGGAGCACCTCTTAAAACCTTTGGTGGTAGAGCAAGTGGGCCTGAACCTTTAGAGGAACTATTCAGGTTTGCTGTGAGGACATTTAAGGATGCAACATCAACTAAACTAACTCCATTACAATGTCATGACCTAGTATGTAAGACAGCAGAGGTTGTTGTAGTAGGTGGTGTACGAAGGAGTGCTTTGCTATCCTTAAGTGATGTAGGTGATGAACAAATGCGTACCTGTAAATCAGGAGAGTGGTGGGGTAGACAATCCCAACGTGCTCTATCTAATAACTCAGCTAATTACCACACTAATCCAGATGTGGGTACTTTCTTAAAGGAGTGGCAAGCCTTATACAACTCAAAATCTGGTGAACGTGGTATATTCAGTAGTGCCAATGCTAAAAAGCATGTTAATAACTTGAATGTTGACATAAAGAAGCCACTTAAAGGAGACAGGAGAGAAGAGAGGGATGACTTTGGAACTAACCCATGTTCAGAGATAATCCTGAGACCACGAGAGTTTTGTAACTTAACTGAAGCAGTAGTCAGGAGTGATGACACAGTAAAAACACTTGCTAAGAAAGTAGAACTAGCAACAATATTAGGTACATGGCAGTCTACTCTTACAAACTTCAGGTACTTAACTAACAAGTGGAAAACAAACTGTGAAGAAGAGAGACTACTTGGTGTCTCACTCACAGGTATAATGGATTGTCCACTTACTAATGGATCAAGTGGTGAGAACCTACCTGATCTACTTACTAAGCTAAGAGAAAAAGCAATAGAGACTAACGAAGAACATGCTGGTGAACTTGGTATAAACAAGTCTGCTAGTATAACTTGCGTTAAACCTTCTGGAACAGTTAGTCAATTAGTTGACTCTGCTTCTGGAATCCACACACGCCACAGTCCTTATTACATTAGGACAGTTAGAACTGATGTAAAAGATCCCCTGTGTACACTACTGATTGATAGCGGAGTCCCAAGTGAACCTGACATAACTAATCCCAGTAATGTCATGGTCTTTTCTTTCCCCATGAGATCCCCTAAGTTTTCTCTAACAAGAAAAGATCTCTCTGCTATCAACCAGTTAGAACTCCATGGTATTTATTCTAAGTTTTGGGCAGAACATAAGGTTAGTCAAACTATTTCTGTAAAAGAAGATGAGTGGCTTTATGTTGGTTCCTATGTTTTTGATAACTTTGATGACATATCTGGAGTATCATTTTTACCTTACTCTGACTACGTGTATAAACAAGCACCATATACAGAGTGTACAAAAGAAGAATTCGACAGATTAAGTAAGAGTTTACCCACTATTAATTGGGACAATCTTCTTAAATATGAGATACTTGACAGTACTTCCGGCTCACAAGAGTTAGCATGTACTGCTGGTAACTGTGAAATATAAGGACATTCATGGACTATAACTTAGTATCCAAAGAATTAATTCAATACCTTGAAGAAATGTTTCCTAATGTACTCCCACCTAAAGGAACAACTGAAGTAGAACTACTATTCTTACAAGGACAAATGTCTGTGGTGGATAGACTTAAACAACTTTACGAGGACGACCATGTGCTTGGGACAAACTCCTAGTATGCCAAAAATTCAGATGCCTCCACAACCACCTCCTCCAGCAATGAGAGATGAACCGGAAGTGGATGCGGCAGAGTTTGAGATGCAGGAAGCACCTAAGTCTGCTACAGAAACTAGAAAGAAGTACAGAAAGAAAAGTAAAGGATCATCTAAATCAATCTCAAGTAAAAACTATAAAGGTGGAGGATTAAATGTTGTCTAAAAGGAGTTATAATGTGTACAACAGGAGTTAAAGAGTTTTCTGAATCTGCAAAAGCGGCTCAAAGGGAGGCAAACAAACGATGGAACGAAGAAGCGAGACGAGCACAGGAGACTAATATATCCGGTAAAGCAATGGAACAATTTGAAGGTGGTATGCGGTCTACACAAGGAGTAGGTAATGTTATTCTAGCAGAAGTAGATAGGTGGGGTGATGCTATATTGAATAGAAAAAAACCCGAAGAACAAGCGGCTACTGAGACTGCTTCAGCAAACTATTCTAAGTCGTCCTCCGAGAAGTCTAGTCAAACTAAAAGTAAGGCTAAAAGTGAAACAGGAAAAGGTACAGGTGGAAGTAAATCTCAATTCTACGCAAAGAAATAAGGAGAATAAAATATGAAAGTCTATACAGAAGTTGTCTACACGTGGGATGACACAAGAAACGAGTTAGTCGAGGAGTCCTCAAAGTCATTTGACTATGAAGGAGAGGTAACACAATGTTGGGGATCTAGGTTCCGTTGGAGAGCCCCCTCACTCCCTAAGATTATTCCAAAGGTATTTAAGAAACCTAAGATTGTAGCTAAAGCTCAAGCAGCAGCGGCTGGTGGAATTAGACAGATGAAAACTAACCTCCATACCGCAACTACTAAAGCAAGAGAAAATGTACACGGAATAGCATCTAGTACAAAAGAAGGAGTTAATCTTGCTCATAGTAATGTTAAAGCTCTTGGTAAGAATCTTGGTGCTGCTATGGCAGTAAAAACAATTTCTGATATTACTAAAGCTGTTGACAAGGAACTAGGTGGTCAAGCAGGAGGCTCTAAACAAGCAATGGGAGCTAGTACAGAAGTCTTAGAAAAGAGTGGTAAGTTTGGTTCTAAAGGACAACTAGCTAAATCAAAAAGAAAGAAAAGTAATACAGGGAAGGAATTACTTAAAGTCAAACCTGTAGGTGGCGGTAAACAATACGCATGAAAAACAAAGTAGAAGAGTTACCCATAGGTCAACTCGCTAGTTTGTACGAGCGTTCCTTTGGGGAACGTGAAACATATCTCAATAGAGGTAGGGAGTGTGCTAAACTAACAATACCCTCACTACTTCCAGACTCAGGTGCAAACTTTTCTACAGTATATAAGACTCCCTTTCAAAGCATAGGTTCCAGAGGTGTGAATCACTTATCTAGTAAACTACTTCTTACATTACTACCTCCTAACTCCCCCTTCTTTAGACTAACTATTGATGACTTTGATCTTGCTGAGTTAGCAGGAGATGAGTCACAACGTGGTGCAGTAGAAGAGGGATTCTCACGTATCGAAAGATCTGCAATGGGTGAGATAGAGAGTAGTGCATATCGTGTACCTGTATTTGAAGCATTAAAACATTTGATTACAACAGGTAATTGCTTACTGTATCTTCCTGAAAAGGGAGGTATGAGAGTATTCCATTTAGATAGGTATGTATGCAAGCGTGATCCTATGGGGAACCTTCTATACCTCATTACAAAGGAAACATTAAGTGCAAATACAATATCTCCAGAAGCAAGACTAGCTCTAGGGCTTCCCTCACCAGAGGAGTTAACCCCTGAAACTCCTGATAAGCCCTATGAGCTATACACTTACGTTTGTAATAAAGAAAAGTATTGGCATGTACATCAGGAAATAGGAACAACACCTATCCCTGAGTCCTATGGTAAATACAAGATTGATAAGAACCCCTTCATTGCCCTTCGTTTTAGTAGGGTCGATGGAGAATCCTACGGACGAGGACTCGTTGAAGAATACTTAGGCGACCTTCGTTCTCTTGAAGCCTTGACACAGGCTATTGTAGAAGGATCTGCGGCTGCGGCTAAAGTCCTATTCTTAGTTAGACCCAATGGTACTACAAGAATCAAAACAGTAGCAGAGGCTCCCAATGGAGCAATAGTACAAGGTGATTCAAATGATGTATCAACACTTCAACTCGATAAGTTTAATGACTTTAGGGTAGCGTTAGATGCAATGACAGGAATTAGAGATAGGTTATCTGCGGCTTTCCTACTCAATTCTTCAGTACAAAGAAATGCTGAAAGAGTAACAGCAGAAGAAGTACGCTTCATGGCACAAGAACTAGAGAGTGCTCTAGGCGGTGTCTATTCTGTTCTTTCTCAAGAATTTCAGCTTCCTCTTATAAATCTCATCCTACAAAAACTAATCAAAACAGGTAAGATGCCTGACTTTCCAAAGGGAAAAGTTAAGCCTCAAGTCGTTACTGGATTAGAAGCTTTAGGTAGAGGACAAGACCTAACTAAGTTAGCACAATTCTTAGAATATCTAGCTCCACTTGGGCCAGAAGTAATAGCTCAGAAACTTAATGTGGATGACTACATGGATAGACTAGGTGCTTCACTTGGTATTGATACAGGAGGATTAATAAAGTCTGAAGAACAAATACAACAGGAACAAGCTCAAATGCAAGAGGCTCAAGAAGCTCAAATGCAAGAGGCTCAACAGGCTCAGATGATGAGTGACGTTGTTAAAGGAGCAGTCCCACCAGTTGCAAAAGGAATGGCAGATGGTATGAAGGACAATCCTGAAATGGCTGAGATTATCCAGCAAGCAATGGCTCAACAAATGGGTGGAACCGCACAATAACACACTCTAAAAGGAAACAATGTCAACAGAATCAGTAAGTACATACCAAGGTGAAGGAGCAAATCCTGCCGGATCTCCAGATCATGTACATGAAATGTTAGCAAAGGTGGAAACACCTATTGAAGTTAGTGATGTAGGACTTTCAGACGAAGCTCCAACCGCAGGTACACAAGATAGACCTGAGTGGCTTCCAGAGAAATTTGGATCTCCACAAGAATTAGCACAAGCATACAAGAGTCTAGAACAGAAGTTATCAGGTACAAGTTGAACAATACCAACAAACCGAGCAACAAGCTCAAGAAAATCTAGATATACAAGACCAGACTTCTTCACAAGTGTATCAATTACTTGATGAGAATGGACTAGATTTTAATGTTTTTCAAGATGAACTGAATGAGACTGGTCAGCTATCTAATGAAGCTTATGAAGCCCTTGAAGAAGCAGGTATCCAACGTGCAATGGTTGATACTTGGATTGAAGGACGAATGGCTAAAGCAGAACAGAATATAGAACAAATATACAGTTTAACTGGTGGTAATGAAGGCTACAACAGGATGCTAGAGTGGGCTGATAATAACTTACACCCAACTGAAGCAGAAGCTTTCAACAAGCAGATAGATAACCTAGACGCTACAGCAGAATTAGCAGTTGCTGGCCTATATGCTCGATACCAACAGTCTGAAGGTGCAATGCCTTCGTTAATGACTGGTGATACTAATGTGTCAATAGAGCCACGTTACGAATCACTAGCACAAATTACTTCGGCAATGAGTGATCCGAGGTATGAAACCGACCCTGCTTATAGAGCACAGGTCGCAGGACGGCTGAATAATTCTTCCGTTCTTTAACAAAGTAATCAAAGACAAAATCAAACAGTAAGACTTTGCCCCATGCGTGGGATAACTCTGTGCTGACCTTTGTGAGACTACGATTTCTGAGTTACTAACAATAACCCTTAATCAAGGAAAAACAATATGGCTACTGATTATAGTACTATACACAGGTCTGGTGTGAATAATGCTGGTGCAGATGCACGTGCGTTATTCCTAAAGTTATACGCAGGAGAAGTGCTTACAGCTTTCCAGTCCAAAAATATAATGATGCCTTTGCATCGTGTCCGCACGATCTCTAAAGGTAAATCGGCTCAGTTTCCGATGACTGGTAAGTATCGTGATGCGTCTTACCATACACCGGGTGCAGAGATTGTACCAAGTGCTTCTAAGCAAGGTGAACGTCTTGTCTCAGTTGACGACCTCTTAGTTAATGCTCAGTTTGTTCCGAACATTGACGAAGCAATGTCACACTATGACATTCGTTCCATCTATACTCAAGAAGCGGGATTTGGACTCGGTAAAGTTGCCGATCAAAACATCCTTCGCCTTGGTATCAAAGCGGCTCTCTGTGAGAATGCTACTTTAGCAGGAAAAACCACAGGAGCACCAATGATCCAAGACTACTCTGCCTTTGATGACGAAGACTTCTCAGGTAACGTAGTTGTAGGTGGTGATGAAACCACTACATCTTCTATTGCCTCTAGTATTCGTGATCCTAAGAAGATTGCACAAGCAATTATGGATGCCAAGCGTATTCTTACTAATAAGAATGTTCCGGGTGATCCATTCATAGTGATGTCTAATGACATGTATTATGATATGTTTAAGATTTCAGGCACAAGTAACCTGAATGACTTGGCTATCTTCAATCGTGACATTGGTGGATCAGGAAGTGTTGCAACAGGACAAGTACCTACAATCTTAGGTATGCCTGTCTATGTTTCTAACCACTTTGGTTCCTATAGTAATACAGCAGGAACCACATGGACTTCTGATTTATGGACTCAGGCATCTACATCAGCAACGGATGCTACTAGAATGGCTGTTCATGAAACAAGTCCTAATCCAGCTTGGGGAGATCACCAGCCTCTAGCTGCTTCTGTAGGTTCTGGAAGAACAACTCAGTATGACGTAGGTTATGATACCTCTACTGCTGTCTGGGATACCCATGTAACTAATACTGGTTCAGTTGCTACTAGTGGACAAGCACGTAAAACTGCTTACATCTCTGATGTGGCACTACGAGTACGTGCATTGGTAATGACTAAAGACGCAGTTGCTACTGTAAAACTAATGGATCTTTCGGTTGAGTCTGAGTACCAGATCAATCGCCAAGGTACATTAATGGTGTCTAAGTACGCAATGGGACATAACGTGTTACGTCCTGCGTGTGCTGTAGCTTTGCTTCAAGGTTTATAGAAGCAAGGTAACTCTTAGGGAGTATCCTTTAACTTGGGTACTCCCTTTTTTTTCAATAGGAAACTAATGGCTGATACAAAAAGTTTTTCAGAAATGGCTAAACAAATGGATGGGACTGGTCTTTATAAAAAACAAGCCATGGGTACTGAGAATAAACCTACTGGTAATATTAGAAAGGCGGGTACAGACCCAAAACTACTAACTACTGGTATGGGAGACACACTAGAATCGGGGGAGCTTAAACAAAAGACTTCTAGGCCATCATTAAAAAATCTACAACGTAACTACAAAAAACAAGGTAGTCCTTTAACAACAAGGGTAGCTAGTGCAATAAGCAGGATGGTAGGTAGATTCGGTACACCTGTGAGTGACCTACTCTTTAATCCACAGTCTGGGAATGTTGGTCATGATGAGTTATTAGGAGCCTTAAAAGAACAGGAGAAGGCTAGTAGTTCAGCAAGGAATAAGATGGTTGGCCCTCCCCATTTCCAAGCCACCTTACTAGCTGAGAAGATTCAAAATGAGAATGCTATACAGGATATAGTAAATTTTTCTGGTACAGGCAACCGCTTTCATATAGATCACTATGATGTATTGTTTGGACAGGATGGTATTATGTTTAAAGATCCAAAAGATTATACAGAGGAAGAAATGAGGTATGGTCTAGGATATACACAAAGTGTTTCACACTTATTAAATGTTAAAAAGAATGCATACCAAATAGCTAATGACCTTATAAAATATAATAAGAACTTTGTTACATGGCTCAATTTTGAAGGGCCGACACAAGTAACTGATAGTGTAGTAATAAATGGGAAAACAAAAACCTTTCCTAAAATAGTCCATCATGGAACTCGTGGAGATGTGGCTACTACAATAGGATTTTGGAATAGACACATGGGTTCTGATCCTAGTGTATTAGCAAGGTTAAGTGGTATAGAATTAGAACAAGAGATGGCAGGTCACTTTGGTACAGTAGAACAAGCTAGAGATATTCTAAAAGGCAAACATAGGAAAGAAACTAGATCAGGAGATAAGTACTATAGCGGATTTATAAAAGCAAACAATTTACTAGTAATGCCAGAATTATACCATTGGGAATTTGATTCTGTTCTAGAGCACCTACAAGGAGGTGTTGATGTCGATGGTAATTTATTTGGTGGTGAGGACGCAGATGGTCAAAAGTTCTTTCAGAGAAAAGATGCTGAAGATTGGACTTATGACAAACCAGATATACTTTCTGAGGCTAGAAACATAAAATTAGGAGCAAAGCCTATTACCCACAACCCAATAGAGTTTAAAAATGATGGTACAAACTTTCCAAGACTGATGGAGTATATTGGTAAAGGAACAGCCGTAGAACAAATAATGAATTACGCTTATGAGATGCTAGAGAAGGACTACACAAGAGAAGGAATTGAGTTACCAGATTGGAACAAGAGGTTTGAAACAATGCTTCCTAAAGAAAAAGCAGAGATACATTTCTACAAAATGCATGGTCTAATTAGATTTATTAATGATGACCTAGGTTACGATGGAATTGAGTATGATAATAAAGTAGAAGATGAAGATAGTGGTGAGCCATCATATATACTTTTCCACCCTTGGCAGTTTAAATCAATATACAATCACGGAGAGTTTTCACGAAATCGTAGAAATTTCTTAGGAAGCAACAGTAAATACAAAAAGAAGGAGCAAGTAGCATGACAACAAGAACACTAGAGAATATGACTGAGTTACAAGCAGTCAACATGATGCTGACGACTATTGGAGAACAGCCGATTGCTAACTTAAATGATAAGGCAGGACTACAAGATGCGTCTATAGCTCAAGACATACTACATAATACATCAAGACAAGTACAATCAAGAGGGTGGATATTTAATACAGATCTACAGAAGATACTATCTCCCGATAATTCTACAGCAACCGGAGGTAAGATTAAAATAGATACCAATGTCTTACGGATAGATACCACAGCTAAAAAAAGGTCTAACAAAACAGATGTCGTAGAACGTGCAGGATACCTTTATGATAGAGAGAAGAATACTAACCTATTCACAGATGATGTAACAGTAGACTATGTTACGTTCCTCCCCTTTGACAGTTTACCTGAAGCTGCACGTAGGTACATAGCAGTTAAGTCGGCACGTGTCTTTCATGATAGAGTTGTAGGATCAGGCGAACTCCACACTTTCTTTCAACAAGATGAAATACAGGCTTGGGCAGATTTACTTGAGTACCAATCAGAAGTAGGAGACTTTAATATCTTTGATGATTATGATACCTTTAGAATAGTAGACAGGAACCAAGATGCTAACCAACATTATGCGTGGAGGAAGTAGATGGCTTTAATTTCAGGAACTATACCAAGTTTAATTAATGGTATATCCCAACAGCCCGCTACTCTCAGGTTACCTACACAGGGAGAGGTACAGGAAAATGGACTATCTCATATTGCTCGTGGGTTAGAGAAACGGCCTTGTACTGAACATATAACAAGTATAGCTGGTGTAACCTCAACTAATAGTGATGATGTATTTATCCACACCATCCGAAGAAGTGAGGATGAAGCATACGCACTAATTATGAAGGGTACACCTAGTAGTGGAACACCAGAGATTAAAGTAATTGATCTAACAGGCTTTGCTACTGGAACTGCTGGTAACGAGGTACACGTAAGAGCAACAGCAGATGGAACCTCTGGAAGTTCTGTGGCACTAAGCCACTCTTCTATGTCAGTTCAAGAGGCTTACCTGAATAACTTTGAGACTGCAACTAATGCCTTTTCTCCACATAGTTTATCAGCTACTACTATTGCTGACTATACGTTTATACTCAATAAAACTAAAGTAGTAAAACAGAAGGCTACACTACCTAGTGTTAGACCTTATGAATCACTTTTGTATTACAAGATTGGAGACTTTGGTGCAAAGTACCAAGCTCTTATTACTGAGTGGAATGTAGATGCAACAGGTGTAAAGCCAAAGAAAGATGCTACTATAAAAACTCAGTATAAAATTGTATTCGCCTCTCCAGATAACGAAGTAGAGTCTAGATCGGGGCTAGGAATAAAAGCAAACTCAGAATCAATAAATAATCAAGCATCAGTACGTGTTAATAACATTGCTAATGCAATAGTTACAGGAGCAGACGATACTACAGTTGTTCAACTTCTGAGATCTGGAACTGGAAGTGGTACTGACGGAAACTTCAAAATAATTGTAGGTACAGGATCAGACGACACAACCTCTGCTACTAATGCTACTGCATACACAGAAGATAATGGAGTTAAAACTAAAGGTATAATCACAGCATCTACTGAAGTAATAGAGGGGCAAACAAAAGGAACTAGTGGTTTCACAGGTCACGCTGATTACTGGGATGGGACAAATGGATTAAATGGTGCAGACAACGATCAATCAACAAGTGCTACAGGTTTAGTAGCAGCTAATCCTAGATTCAAAGTTGTATTCGATGCTAATACAAGTGTAATCCATATTAAAAACTCAACTTATCCCCTTACTGTTGAGCTTACAGATGGTAAAGGTGACACATTCTCTCGTGCTGTTAATGGTAGTCAGGAAGTACCTAACTTCGGTTACTTACCGGGTTCCGCAAAGATTGAAGAAGGTTTTGTAGCAAGAATCTCAGGAGACAAAGCGTCTGGACAAGATGACTACTACGTAACTTGGAATGGTGCTGTATGGAAAGAGACTGTGCAACCTATATATCCGGGTGGAGATGCTCTTAGTAACTATACTGCCGGATCTTATGCTTTAGATACTTCTCCTGCGGCTCCATTAATAGCACTACAGAAAGCTTCGTATATAGAGCTAGACGAAGGTACTATGCCTATGCAACTCTTTAAAGCTTTTGATAGTTCCAATGTCATATACTTTGTATTCAAACCTGTAGACTGGGCTGATCGTGAGGCTGGAGATAACGAAACAAACCCATTTCCTGCCTTTGGTAACTATGATGTTGCATCTGAGCCTGATGGAATATTCACTATTAACGACATATTCTTCCATAGGAACAGACTTGGGTTTATCTCTGATGAGAATGTTATACTATCTGAGTCTGGTGGTTACTACAACTTCTTCCATACAACTGTATTATCCGTATTAGATACAGCAGTAATTGATGTAGCAGTTAGTAATAACCAAGTGGCTATACTTAAGTCTGCCATACCATTCCAAGAAAGCCTCATATTGTTCTCAGATCTCCAGCAGTTCAAACTAACGTCTGACTCCTTCCTTACCCCTACCTCAGTAACAGTTGACGTTGCAACGAACTTTGAGACCTCTACTAAGGCAAAGCCAGTTCCGGCTGGTAAAACTATCTTCTTCCCATTTCAACGTGGAGCATTCTCAGGTATACGTGAGTACTTCATTAATATTGCATCTGAAACTAATGATGCTAATGAAATATCTGCCCATGTTCCAGAGTATGTAGAAGGTACAGTTAGAAAGATGGCTGTATCCTCTAACGAAGAGGTACTACTTATACTATCTGACACAGATCGAAGAGAAGTTAAGGTATACAAGTACTACTACAACGAGAAAGAGAAGATGCAGTCTGCATGGTCTACTTGGAAGTTTGATGCAGAGATAATTGATATGTCTTTCATAGGTTCTATTGCCTTCTTTCTATTCAGAAGAGGTACAAGTATCTATCTAGAGAAACTTAATTTGTCCGTAGATAATGCCACCGCTATAATGGATGACAAGATTGGAGTAAGATTAGACAGAAGAGTTACACTTGATGGAAGTTCCTCTTCTACTGATGCTATAACAGACTTCTATACTGATGCTAACCATGATATTTTAAGAAGTGGTTCTGGTAATATTACAGTAGATGGCACAGCAGAATATGGCCCTGTAATTAAGATAACAGGATTAAATAATGGAGTATACAATGCTGACTCATCATTGAACCTACAACAGTCACCAAGAGTAGGACAAAGGTTTATTTCTTCAGCAATAGCTGGAGACCTTGATGCTGATACGGGTACGATATATAAAGTAATCAAGTCTGTAAGTACTGCTGATGGAAAAGCTGATGTTACAATAACCCCCTCAATATCATCAGAGGCAAAATGGGATGCTAGTACTATACTTACATTTGAAGATCGTAAACTAGTTTACGTGGTAGAAACAGGAGAACAAGTTGAAGAGTCAGCAGTTGCAGGTATACTAGCTAGTGGAACTGGGTTCTCTAAACAAAAAGGCAATACAACTCCTATTATCTTTGCAGGTATCCCCTATGATTTCAGGTACGAGTTCTCTCAGCAATTTGTTAAAAACAATGATAACTCAATTAACTCAGGTAGATTACAACTGAGAAACTTTGAGATCTCTTATGCAAATACAGGAGGATTTGAAGTAGAAGTAGCACCTAGACCTTTTGACTCATTGTACAGAGAGGTAAATACAAGATCTTTTACTGGTAAAGTAGTGGGTACATCTCTACTTGGTATAATGGGATTAGAAACAGGTGTATTACGTGTGCCTGTCTACTGTAATAGCAAGGATGCACGTATAACTGTAAGTAGTAAATTATGGCCTCCACTTGCACTACAATCAGCAGATTGGGAAGCACTACAAGTACTGAGAAGTCAACGAATCTAAATGTGGACATTTACGTAATTAAAGAGACTAACTTATGGAATACACAGTAGACAAGGCAACCATAGGTGACTGCCTAGAACTAGCACCAAAGATGAGACACTCTGATATTCAGGAAATATGGAGTTCAGGTAGGTACACTCCTACTAGTGGACTTGTGGAAAGCTTGGAAGTATCAGGTGAACATTCGTATGTACTAAAGTTAGATGGAGAAACTGTAGGTATGTTTGGAGTAGCACCATGTGATAAGAAAAGTGATGTAGGTATAGTGTGGCTCATGGGTGCAGATAATATGACTACCTACAAAAAAGGATTCTATAAAGTATCACAAAAGTACCTAAAGAAGTTCTTAGGTTTATATAAGACAGTATTTAACTATGTAGACGAAAGGAACACAAGTTCATCAAAATGGTTAGAGAGTTTAGGATTCAAAAATTTACACAGGGAACCTAAGTTTGGAGTAGATGAAGTCCCATTTAATTTATATGTAAAGGATAAAGAGTATGTGTGATCCAGTATCAGGAGCAATGGCATTCATGTCAGTTATGCAAGTACAGCAAGAACAAGAGGCAGCAGTACAAGAAGCTAATGCAATCAATGAGGCATTTGAAGAAAATAATAAAATGCAGGTTGATGCTTACAATCAAGACATGGCGGCATATTGGGATGAAGAAGTTAATATACAAGAGGCAATGCATGATAATGCAGAGGACGCAGCAGAAGCAGGACTTGCTATGAAGATACAACAAAAGTCTGATGTGTCTTCAATGTTAATTGCTAATGCTGAACAGACTGCGGGAGGAGGAGGCTCTCCAACTGCTCTACTAGGTAACTTAAGAAGGTCACAGCTAAATGCGGCTAGAGACTTAGATGAAGAGTTTCAGGCTGGAGTAGAAGCATTAGGAGGAGAAAGATCTGCTTTACAGAGAGATAAGATAGCCAGAAGAAACCAAGCAATAGGAGCTATTAATAGTGCTCCCAGAGCAAGTTACCAAACTAATGAATCTAAATTTATGGCACTAGGTATGGCAGGAGCAAGTGCGTATGTTCAAGGTCAGGCTATGCAAGGTAATAACCTATTCGGTGGTACTGCTGGAGTTACTCCAGAGGCAGCTTCAATAGGGATGACAGGTAAACAAAGGGGGAGCTTTTCTTCTATGAAGGGATCTAAGTATAAAAAAGGTGGTAGTATTAGAAAGAATGCTTTATCACAAAGAGTGAATCCTGCAAAATCTAGGAACTCTCTTATATCAGGAGGGCCAACTCCTTATGGTTCCTATAGAAGTAATATTAAAGGTGGTGTTTATAGTAAATATAAAACAGGTGTATCATGACTCCAAACTCAGGAAACAACGCAGGGCTAAGAAAAGGTTTACTAGCATCAGCAAGAGGAACGAAAGAACCCAAAAGACCACCTAAGTATAGACGAGGGGGTGTAGCTAACTCTGGTGCTTCCCTACAACCTCCTAGACCTGATCCAAATGCAGGTAGACAGCAACGTGAGGATGCTAAGTTTCTTGGGCAGATGCAAGAATTTATCTTTGGGAAAGGGATGGTTCATGAGCAGTATCGAGAAGCGGAAAGAGAAAGAGGAATAGCTTCATTTGAAAAAGCTAGTCCCGAACAAAGAGAAGGATTTAGGGATGCTATTAGTAATGGCTGGATTGATAGTAAAGAAAGTCCCTATTTCAGAGAAGAAGTTACAAAATTACATACAAAGGCACTTTTAACCACGACTTCTCTTGATTTATACACTTCGTATGAGAAGTGGGAAGGTAAGAATGACCCTAGTCCCGGTGCGTTTGATGCATGGTTGGAAGAGCAAGATCAGAAGTCAGCTATAAATCTAGAGAATATTCCAGACAGTATTCTTGCAGACCATTTCTATGAGCCTCACCAAGCTATTAAAAGGCAACTAGCACAACAACATGCGGGATACCTAAATAAAGAGTATAGAGACAAAGCTAATGCACAAGCAGATCTACATTTTAATGGGTTAATGAACCAATACTCAGAAGCAATGGGGATAGACTTGGGTAGTGATCCTAATATGACAGTTGCTCAAATTCTAAAGAAGCAAGGGATTACTCAAGAACAAGCATGGAGAGTAGGAGGACTACTAAAGACTGTACCAAAAAGTGGTGACAATGTAGGTATTATGCCGAAAGAATCCCTTCGTCAACTAGAGTTAATGGCTAAGAATGAAGGTGGAATAGCCGCAAATGCTCTTTATCATTATAATGGGACAGATGCAGAGACATTACGTTATAATGATAATTACGAGATACCTTACCAACAATCTGAAGTAGGACGAGAAATTGCAAGGATAGTACAGATTGTTACCCCCGAAGCTGATGCAGACACAATAGGAAATTTCGTAGATACTAGGCTTTATTCAGAACATAATAATTTAGTCCTCCAACAACAAGCAGAATCGTTTAATAATGTTATGGCATCTACTGCAACTATATCAGAAGATGAAATGAGAGATGCCCCTACAGGAATAAGAAACGTAAGTGACATAGGTATGCACGACAAAGTTCACTATGGTGGTGATACTAAAGAAGTAGCACATATAAGTAAAGAGCATTACGATTATAATACCAAAAAACCTCCAGTTATCCCTGTGAAGGTGACTAGACTAAGTGATAGTATGAAGAAGGTACTTAATCCTGAAAAAAGTGTTGCAAATACAATGAAGGTAGCAACTAATTCGGCAATAAAGAATATTGATTTAGGTGCAAAAGATAAAGATGGAAAATACGTAGTTGCGGGAGGTAACTCAGAGACAATGTTAGATAGAGTTATGGAGGAGGGACTAAAGGATGGAGCACATGCAGACTGGTTTAAACAGTTAAATGTGGGGGGAAAAGGTGGTATACCAAAAGATACACTCCTAGCTATATCACACGCCTTCTTTGATGAACACCATGCTGGACTTTTGAATAAGACAAAAGGTGCGTGGAAGGGAAGGAGAACAGTAACTAGTCTTTTCAAAAAGACTAAAGTAAATGAAACAGCTTTTGTATCTTTTACTGAGAATCACCCACTATTTGAACCTTATAAGAAATCAACAGGAAGCTGATGGAACCCACTAAACAACAGATAAAACAAGATCAGATTGATAACTTTAATACAACTGATATTAGAACAAAAGAGTGGAGAGACCAAAATACTTCTACACATAGCTTCGTAGCAGATATAAACCACACGCTAGAAGAGATGGGTCAACGTGGGTTCTCATTCTCAAAGATGAACTCCTTGATGGGCAATCAGATAGCTCAACATGCAAGATCAATAGGAGACAGAAGGTACTTAGGATTACTAGATGAAATAGAAACTCCGGGTGGATCGTGGGGTAATACAAAAGAAGGACTAAAGCTCAAGCAGGTAACATGGGATCAAATAGATGCAGACGAAAACCAGAAAGTCAGAAATGAAAGAGCAAAGTTTCTACATGCTAAAGAAAAACTTGTTCACGGACAAAAAGCAGAAATTGGAGTTCTTCTTAGTGAACTGCGTTCTGCTAAACCTAAAGATAAACCTGCTATCCAAGAGAAAATAGATGCTCTACTTTCTAGTTCACGTGAGTTAGGTGTAGGTACAGAAATTTATACCTACCATGGTAATATGGTAAAAGGTATGGAAGGAGGAACCGCAGGAGGATCAGCAGTTATAAGAGGATATGATGACATAGCTAATCCAGACCTTGGCACTCAAACTATTAGGGATATACACGTTGATGCACTTAAGAACAACTTAAGTGATGTCTCTATAGAACAAAGGAAACAGATACTTAACGAATCTACTAATGGTTGGTATGTGACCCTTGATAAAGAAGGACAAGAAAAAGCTAACAAACTTCTTACCGACTTCAGAAAGATTGCAGACATACCTGAACTCATAAAGTCCAAGAAACGCCTAACTAAACTCTTTAATAATAGAGAACTAATGTATAAAAAGGGGGGAGTTACTATGGAACAAAAGTTAGCAGCCGCATTGGGGAAGCTATCAAATGAAATCCCTGATGGACTTACAAAAATAATGAATAGGCAAGCGTTAGAACTAGAGCAAGCATTTACAGAAGAGTACAGCAGATTCAGCGATATCTTAGAAAAGTTACCAATAGATGAGGGTGCGGCTTATGGATACAACGGCTGGAGTCCTCAGAACAAACAGGAGTTTAACGATAAACATTATGAAACTAAAATTGAACCCTTATTCAAAAAGTTTGATGATGAACTAAAAGCCTTTCAAGAAGCAGAGAATCCTAAGATAGTAGAAGAGGAGACCCACGAAGAAAAGTATTCAGCACTTAAGAATGATAAGGCTCCAAACCACTACTTAGAACTACACGATATGATGTACCCAGAGCCGTCTGGAGAGAAGACACGTGTAAGACCTAGTAACCTTCTTGAGAGGTTTAAGATTGCAGTAGTAGGACTACAAATTGGAATTAATGAGTTCTTCTACAAAAAGGATGCTCAAGGAAAGCTGAAGAAAGTAGTTCCCGGCAGTATAGCTAACTTCCATAAGGGGATAAAAGGAGCATTCGTAGCTGATGATATAAGAGACTGGTTTGAAAAGTCAGTTGGAGATTCTACAGACCCTATTGTAATAAAGAAAAAACTAAAGCAGTTATGGGAGTGGGGATTATACGTAACACAGCGACAGGCACATTATAATATAAATAATAATTCAAGTCTCTCTAAAGAAGCTAAAGAGGAGCGTATAAAATTATATGATAAAAGTATGAAAGCTGAGAAGATGCCTGAATCCATAAGAGACTTAGCTGGTGGAAGGAAGAAAGAAAGAGAAATAATAGCGGTATGGGAGAAGCGTAATCCTTGGCCTCCAAAAGAAGGTGCAACGACTAAGAAGAAAAAGAATATAAAGGAGCCATCAAGTGAGGAACTCTCCCTATATGAGAAAAAGAAAAGAGAAGCTACGGAGTCAGACTCAGTAATAGATGAAGTACTAAACTGGATATTTACACCAAGGGAAAAGGAATAAAAAATGGCTGAACAGAATACCGGCAATATTTTTGACGAGGAAGAGGAGGTAACTCCTGTTGAACCTATAGAAGAGACAGTAGAAGTTGAAGCCTCTGCTCCAGAAGTTGACTTAGGAGATGATAACGAACTCTCACCACTACAACAGTACTACCAGAAGTACGAGAATGAGCCTGAGTCACTACCTGAAGAGCAGTTGTACGAAGGTGAGGAAGAAGGTACGTACCAAGCAGGTTCAGTTGAGGACTATGCTTTACAAGGGTTAGCAGGAGTTATGGATACAGCCGAGAACATAGCAGAAATACTTCATATACCTCAGATGCACAAAGCTCTTAATGAAACAATAGAAGCCTTTGATATGGACTCAGATAAACTTGTGTTCAATATCAAGGGATTTAAGAACTATGATCCAAATAGAGATACCATATCCTTTATGTCAGATGAAGAGTTTGACGAACTCCATAGCCAAGACAAGGTATCCTTTATGCCTTCCATTAAGAAGTCTGATAGTGCAGGAGCTACTTTAACTCGTAACTTAACAAAGGTAGTCGCAGGATTAATACCAGCCGCTAGGATAGTCAAGGGTGTAAAAGCGGGTGCAGTAGGATTAGGGATAGCAAAGAAAGCACCAACATCTAAGATGGTAAAAGGACTACAAAAGTATGCAGAGTTCACCTCAGTAGGAACCTTGGGTAGTGTATTTGCCTTTAAACCCTTTGAGCCACGTATAGCAGATGATATGGTAGGCTTTGTTAAGGATACTCCCTATGAAGTCACACAACCCTTCTTTGAATGGATGTCATCAGCAGACTCAGACTCAGCAGTAGAGGAACGCTTTAAGATTGCCTTAGAAGCTATGGTTATAGATGCCGCACTTGTAGGTGTAGCTATACCTGCGTTTTCCACATTCTTTAAGATATTCAAAAGGGAACGTAAGTTGGCAAAAGCTGAAATGACTGGAGCACCCCTAGATGAACTAAATGCCATCAACGATATAGAAGTAGCTGCTATTAATAGTGGAGATTTAGCAGATGTGGTGTATCCACCAAGTATTACACCTATAAAAGTGGAAGCGAGAGAAGTTATTACCCAACTAAAAAGCACAGCAAAAGATGCAGAAGACTTTATACCTGTAGGAGCAGTTGATGACGCATCCAGTAAAACAGTAATAGAGTCAGTATCACTATCAACAGATGTGGTTAATAACGCAGTAAAAGCTTTAGCTAGAGCAGCCGTCACAGGAGAAGATGTTGCTCCCCATTTTTTAATGGGAAATAGAACACCACTAATCAACCTGAATACTGTCAATGATACTGGAGTAAAAAACATTATCAACGCTCTATCTAATGAGATAAATCGTGAAGCTGTTATACTCGGTAAGGTGCTAAAGGATGATAAGGGTAGGATCGTAAAGAATATTGCACAGAAAGATATAAAAAGCTTTAAGCAGACTACAAAGGAAGCCACAGTATATGCTGAGTATGTAAACCAGAGGAGTGCTTTTGATAAGAAACACTTTGTAGAGCTAGCAACCAAACTAGGTAAAACTGAAGAAGAACTATTTAAAATGATGCAGCCTGATTTACTGATGGCAGATCAGATTGGTAGCAGAACTTTAGCATGGCAGATGGTTCTTGATGATCTTACCTCACAAGTAGGAAAATCACTAG